CTCATCGTAAAGCTCGTGTGCTGATGTTTGCAGCCATCTCATCTCAGGTGCTAGGAAACCGCTTTGGAATATGGCCATCTTCTTCGCATAATCTTTTGCTCGGGTGATGGTTCTAATCAGGCGTTCCGCATCTTCATCTGTTAGTTCTACCCAATCCATGTTACGCTAATGTAGCGCTTGCGGAGTGTTCACAAAAAGAGAAAAAAATTTTTAGGGAGTACCCACATAGAGAAAAATCGGCTGCCCTTGTGGTACCGGGTTAAAATATGTAAAAAACGGATTAATAAACCGTATACCATCGACGGTGGCGCGCTCATTGTAACTAAATGTAACTAAGCGGACCGTGGCCGTTGTGATCCTATTTTGTAAACATGTATGTCAATATTACTTTATGTAAACTGTTCACAAATGTTTAGTTATTTACGTTATATTAACGTAATATTATAACGTTATTTAAAACAACTGTGAGAGGTTACAACATGAACAAATACATAACGCATTTATCAAGAGTATCTAGCAATAGCAAAGTCGGACCAATACCGGTAAGTACTACAGAAGCAAAGACATGTCCAAAGACGTGTCCGTTTATTAACGCCGGTTGCTATGCTAAGACCGGGCCGGTAAGTTGGCATTGGAACAAAGTATCAAACGGCTTGCGCGGTGACTCATTTAATGAGTTTCTAAATAAGATAAAAGCGCTACCAAAAGGCCAACTTTGGAGACACAACCAAGCCGGCGACCTACCCGGAGATGGTGAGCGCTTAGACGCGGACTCATGCGAGGACCTAACGCAAGCAAGCAAGAATAAGCGCGGTTTTACTTACACTCATTATGACGCAACAAAACACGGCAACGGCGCTATAATTAAAGCAATGAACAAAGCCGGTTTTACTGTGAATTTATCCGGTAATGATATTGATCATGCATTAGAATTAAGCGCGTTAAATGTTGGCCCGGTTGTAGCGGTGGCGGATAGTGAGACGCAAGGCGCTTTTAAAAAAGGCGGTAAGCAGTTCGTACAATGTCCGGCAACAACAGACAACGAAAGTGTAAGTTGCGCAACGTGCCAACTTTGCGAAGTTAAGACGCGCAAGTCTATTGTTTATTTTCCGGCACACGGCACACAGAAAAAAACAGTTAATAACATACTAAACAAAAAAGAGGTTAAATAATGGACACCATAATTTTTATTACTGTGATCATTGCGCTATATACAAGGTTGTATAATGTCAAACAAGAGCGCAATCAATATAAAAATACTTTAATACAAAACAAACAAAGAGAGGTTAAATAATGAATAACTACGAAATAGTAAAAATGAATGTAATTAACGGCGCTTGGAGTGTCAAAGCACTTAAAACGTTTAAGGGGCGTGAGGGTGTTGGCATAAATTGCAACCTATATCATGAAACAACAAAAATTGCAGAATGTATAGACTCCGGCAACGGTGGTTGTTTAGATATATATTACATTGACAACAAATACCGGGACACATTAAACGAGTTTATAAAACTGTTCCCGGTTGTTATGTGGTCGGAATTAGGTTCGCAATATATCCAACCAAATGAAAAAGATAGTGCATATGATATAGATGATGAAACGTTCATTAACATTTTAATTGACCATGAATTAAAATATAAAGAGCTTAATAAGTTATTAAATAGAGTTGCCATATATGATCCAATAAAAAATGAAATATATACATATAAGGGCAAAATGCGTAATGTAATCAATAAAGTTAATAATAAGCTTTTAATTGATCATGTCAAAGAGCAACATCCGGACGGCATTGTTTTAAATGAAATAAAAAAAGTTGACGCATTAAAGCACCTTAAAACATGGCATAACGGTTAAATGATTGTTTTATTAAGTCGCGTATTAACAGTAAATAACCTCGGATGGATTGACTTTTATATAGCTTTTTTCATATTGTTATTTATTGGTTTTTTACTGTTAAGCATTGAAGAATAAACTGTTATGTTGATGACGGCGTAAGCTAGAAACTGGCGCGAATTGATCCGATCCGCGCCAGTCCATAACTAAAAAAAGAGAGGTTAAATAATGTTTACAGAATATGAACAAAGTAAAATAACTTACCGCGAGGCATGCCAAGCGCGTTTTGATCATGCAAAAGAATATCAAAAGAAAATTACTTTTAAAGTTTTTGAAAGTTTTGATATGTTTGATTCATCATATTTAAATGATGTTTGTCCAAGCTTTATGTTAAATAGTGATGACGGCCAAGTCACGCAAGAAAATGACATACGTTTTTGGATTGCAAACAGTTCTATTGATAACAGTGAACAAGAGCAATATAATACGCATATGATATATTTAAGCGGTGTAAGCGGTGAAAATGTTTTACTGTTTGAAACAACAGATATAAACGTTTTTTACAGTGTTATTAAAAGCAATTTAAAAACATTTGAAGCAATGCAAAGAGAGGAAAGAAAATAATGAAAGAAAAATACATAGTTGTTCAAACTTGGTGTAGTAGTGATCCAATTGTATATGGTACATTTAAAAGCTATAAATTAGCAGAAAATTGGATCAAGAATTATTCTTGGGATAATTACGACCGCAACAATGAATTAATAATGGATATAAGCAAGATAAGAGAGGTTAAATAATGAATAAAATACAATTTAAAAAATTAATCTTAAATGAGTATAAAAAGTGTTATGATCAAAACAATGACGGTCCGCACTGCTTAGACTTTCAATTTAAATTAAATGATGCTTACTACAAGGTTGAATGGTTGCACAGTGCGCCGGCAGAATATAAACAAGAGTTTTTAATGTTACAAAAAATGTACCCGGATGAATATTACACGTATCCGGAACACTCGGAATATACCGCGTATATTTTTGAATGTAATGCGGACTTTGTTGGCGGTGAGCATGTAGACACACTTGAAGCAGATAGTTTTAATGAGTTATTTAATAGTTTTTATAATGATTATGCGCAAAAAATACAAATCATTGATTAAATAAAAACACACTCACAGAAAAAGGCCCGGACTTGTTCCGGGTTTTTTTGTGCCTATTCTAAGCGCTTTTAATTGCGCTTTTTTTGTGTCTTATAATACAATGCGTTTTTTGGTCCGGGTAAATATGGCATGTATTAAATTATTAAAAGTTCAAATTTGTGCCATTTTTTGGTGATTTTTTGCCCTACTATTTGCATTATTTTACAGTTTTATATTAGCAGCAAAAGGGTAATTTATATTTTACCTGGCAGGGTTTTTTTTAGCTGCCGGTTGCGCCAAAGTAGTTTGTCTCTACCCCAGGCTCTGTGAAAACATTTGTCATGCAATGCAATGTCAAGATCATGCCACCAACCAAAAACTGCTTTGCAATGTATGGTGTCTTTTACTGGCATTGCAAATATGCAAGTTTTGTCTTCTTCATGTGATAAAGGACATTTATGTATAAAATCCATTTTTTGCATAAAAGTGTTCACACCGACACTAAAAAAGACTAAAGTAAGTAAAGTAAGTAAAGTAAGTGTTCACACTACTTTAGTTTCTTTAGTTCTCCCATGTGTCGGTTAATTTAGCAGTTCATCCAAATCTGTGCGATTTTTCGCATATATTCCGCGCTCAATCTTTAGTATTCTTTGCTGTTTTAAAAGCTTTTTAAGCCAGCTACTTACGCTTGCACTGCTGGTAATATTTAATGTTTCTTTTAAACTTAAACGCATATCGTCATATGTAAAATTGTCACCTTGGCTCGATATGTTTTCAAGCACTCGATCCTCATCGGTCGTTTCTTTTTCGCGATACCAAAATACCTCACCTTTTGGTAGTGGCTGCAAATACTCATACAATAAATGATTACGCTCATCATCATCGGTAAGCTTAATGCCAAGCGGTAAGTTATGAAATTCGCTATTAGTCCTGGTCTTTGTGATCTTCATTACTTTTAACTTATCATTGAATGTACCAGCAAGCTGTATAAGATTGTCAAGCCAGTTACAGTAAAAAGAACCACCAAACACCATAGCAGTATCAATTGGTACTTGCTTCTCACTAATCTTTTTATGATGCGCTACCATCATCACCGCTAGTTTATAACGCTTCTTTATTGACTCAATAGTCTCAAGTAAGCTGCGTAACTGGTCGTTTTTGACCGTATCTACTTGCGTACTGGTATATAGATTATCTATAATAAGCACCTCGTAAGGGTTTTTTGTAGCTTTAAGATTGCCCTCAATCTTCACATATGAGTCTTCAAACAATTTCTTTTGGTCCGCACTAATAATATGTAGGTTTTTACCAAGTAAGTGTTTGCGATCCGGATATTTATCAAGAAGTGCATTCATCATAGAAGTAATTCGTTGCGTCATCATGCTATCCATCATCTCAAACTGAACAAGTAGCACACGCCTGGGCCTTGGTACATTAAAGCTCATAAAAGGCACACCCATCGCAACGCACAACGCAAATTGCAATGCCCATAAGCTCTTGCCTACATTTGTACCACCAGCAACGCTAGTTCTACCATCTTCAAGTAGTATCTCATCACATATATATTGTACTTCATCTTGAAATGTGTCAATAAAATCAAGAACATTGTAAACTGGATCGCCACCAAAATCTCCAGGATCATCACCAAATACCCTCGCACTATCAATAAGGCCGTATAGGTCCACGGCGCTATTTCCTGCCACAAAATAGTCAGTTAGGTCCATATTTTTATCTAATTCTACTATTTTTATATTACGGTCCACATGGTATAAAGCATTTGCAAGTTTTTTTGCACCCTTACGCCCACTCTCGTCATTATCGTAGCATATCGCTATTTTATTGTAATCTCCTAACATTGATAGGTCTTTAGGTATGCCGTTAGCACCACTAGTAAATGTTATGGCCGGGAATCCATAACATGAGGCACTAACGACATCCTTTTCTCC